TGCATGAGGAAGGTCCCTGGTGTAAAGGGATCTGCTGCAGGTGTTGTAGCAGCGATCCAAGTAATCAGGAGACCTGACGCATTGACTTCCGTCTGAGGTGTCTGAAGGCGTACCTTGTACTCGACATAGAGTTCGCCGTTCACATCCGCACTATTGACCCCATCCGTGGCGATTATCAACGATCCAACGTTGTATAACCGGATATCGGTATTGGGCTTAGGCGAGTGATCAAGAACGAACTTCTTCTCAATCTTGTTAAGACTCTTCTTAGGGCAATCTAAGGTGCAGGGGGACCAAATCGAGGATCTCACTGCACCCTCATAGCTCATCATTTGGGCCTTTGTATCTGGCCTATCATCTGCGGCATCATAATCAATAGCCATGAGGACGACTCCGGAACCTCCGGATCCCGACATGGGTTGAAAAATGAATCGCAGATAATCAAATGTATAGGACTCAAACCTGGTGGCGATACCAGACAACCATGGAAACATCTCCGAATTCCCCGGGTTAATGGGGTCGAATCTGCTTACCACGAAAACGTTGTCGGACCGCACATCAAAGCAGTACTCCCTGTGAGTGACCACCATGCCTTCCGGCGTGCTGATAGATCGGGGAACCTCGTTACGAACGATGGTACCGACACTCACAGGGGCTGCCGAGACCTTAACTCCCGAAAAGGGGCGTGAGGGACCAGGTATGTTCCTGTTTGAAACTTTGAGCTTGGAGCTTTTGCCGCGCTTAGCGGACTTCTTGCCTCCTTTGGGTTGGAAGCGTGTGGACATTATGGCATACCTCATCCATGAGGGACTGTTCATCCTATATCACATAGGGTCCACGAATAAACTTTAGGAAATATCCTCAAGCACTCTCCTTTGACTGTTAATAGTGTCTGCTGGCCGGATCCCGTCTTAGGGGCATTAATAAACCGACATACAGCGCGCAGTTTCACAGCTATGGCTAGGCGCCCCCACCGAAGAGGGGGCCCATCATCGCCACACCCGGATGCGTTATCTGGGCAACTAAGTCGCTGCCAGCCTGACGGCTCGCATTATTGCACGACAAGGTTGGTGCTTAAAGAGAGGTTCCATGGCTATCCATGGACGTTCTGCACTCCCGTGCAGTCTCTAGACTCTACGAGGCCCCCGTCGGGGACTCTTGGTACGGTTCAATTAAGGCCGCTAGGCCACCGTTTTGGGAGTTTAGATATAGAACGCCATGCCTGCATACTCACCTGCAGGCGGGTGAACCCGTTAAGGGTGGTCCACCAACCAAGGTTGGACTGTCCTAGATGAGCCATTGGCCAATCGGCGTTTGTGTTGGGTTACCCAACACCATGACAGCGTCTTTCATACTCTCGCGTCTCCGGAAACAGAATCCGTTTGATCGCGTAAGTAAATGATTGATAAGCTGCATGGGGGGGCAAGGCGCCCCCTGAACAACGAAATTGGCCATATCCCAATACCAGGCGAGTTCCCAGTTATTATACTCACATGTGTGAAGCTGCCAGACTCCGTCTAAATAACGACGGCGTCTCTTTAGCATGACATCACGGTGCCTATAATGAACCAGCTTTCGCCTAGGATCGGTGGGTTCTACTTGTATCGTCATCGCTCTCGCGATATACGCTATCCGTATAAGCCACTCATCTTCTTCCATCTTAAGTGGAAGCTCATCCTCTGCTATCTCTAGCGGGGCGAGTGTATAGGGTGTGAGCAACATGGGGAGCAGCCCCTTCGGGGGCTTAGCCTGCGTCTCTTCTTCGAGACGCGAGAGCTGAGCCTTCTTGGGGTTGCAGACCAAGTAGCTTGCCACCTGCTTCTGCTCCGGGGTAATCCTAAGACCACTTGCGTAGTCAAGGTTTATTCCAAAGCCGCCAAGGTTGGCTGGTAGGAACCAGTTAGGTTTCCACCAATCTCCCTTTCTATACACCCACTTCCGGAACGCATATGGTATGCATCCCATAGTCCAGGGGACCAATGACACCATCCGATTGAGCTCACGCCCAATCTGATCCGGTGTGCAAGTCTGACTCTTAGGGTCCTTTCCTTCCAGCAATCGAAGGTTCAAATAACTCTTCTCGACCATTCTGTTGAGAGGAGATTGTATGAACATCTTCGAATTGATGAGAGCAAAGTTCTCCGAAATGTAGTTCTTGCCCACCGATATCTTCAGCCCGGCCTCAGATGTGGCCTGGTAGAAGAATGGTGCCAAGCTCCTTGGAGCACGGAAGAGAATATCGTCCCCATTAACAATGGCGGACGCCATGATCACCTTGCCCGCACCCTTTCGGGCAGGGGCCTCCTCAACCCACCGCTTAACGGCGGTGCGGAGGCAAGCAAGATTGATCACGCAGAGGAGAGGGAAACTCAAGGGATG